CAATAGACCAGATAACCTTTATGTCTCCCTTAAGGATATGGTTCATAAAAATAGAATCGTTATACCCTTTGTTAATGAGAGAGGTGAGATAGAGTTCTATCAGACAAGAACAGTAAAGACATCAGACTTAAGAACTAAGCCTAAGTATCTGGGTAAGGTTGGAGCTGAAAAGACTCTATTCAATATTGATAAGGTATCGAGTGATCATGATAAGGTATACATCTTCGAAGGTCCTATTGATGCTTTCTTTGTGCGTAACTCTGTAGCAGTTGCAGGTATTACTGAACGTGGTAGGTCGTTTACAGCAAGGCAAGAAGAGCAGCTCAAGAGTACTCTTAAATGGTATGATAAGGTGTGGATCCTTGACTCTCAATGGGGGGACCGTGCTTCTATGGTAAAGAGTGAGGCTTTACTTAAACAGGGAGAGACCGTGTTTATATGGCCAGAAACACTGGGTAAGAAGTATAAAGACTTTAATGACCTAGCTCGAGCTGCTAATAAAGATGAGATTAGTTGGGATTGGATACAAAAAAATACCTTCGAAGGACTCGAAGGTATTGTTAAGATGACTGAAATTAAAAAGTATACTAATGCTTAAACCCCTTTGAGTATAGGATTCTCAGATTGAGCAAGATAGCCTCGAAAGGTCTCATTAAGAGCAGCAAGATCGGTAGCTACTTTAGATACACGAGCAGCTTCTTCTTCTCCTACTCGTTCTTTCCATTTTAAAAGCCATGTTTGATCAGAAGTCTTTCCTAGTATTGTAGTAATACTAGGATAAGAGCCATCAGGAGTATGGTATGTTCTACCTGTAGGTAGAGTATCAGTAGCACAGTTCGTTATATAACTGTATTTCTTTGAGGTCGTCCACGGTATTGACAATAGGTTTTCCTTTACCATTTAAACTTGTATTTATTAGAATAGAATGTCCATTATTTTTACACTGCTCTAAAATGCGCCATAAAAATACATTAGAATGTTGAGAAACTGTTTGTAATCTAGCAGAATTATCATAGGTAACAAATGGACCTTTTTTAATCTTAGCTATATGTAACATATAGGGACAAGATTTAGTTACATGAAACCAGTCTGAAGTTTCTTCTTTTTGGCAAATAGGTGCATAGGGTCTCCATGAATCTTCATCTCTATTTTTAATTTTATTTAACTTCTTGATATTATCATCAGTTGGCAAACATAGCAAACTACGATTTCCTAACGCTCTAGGTCCAAACTCAGCTGGTCCTTCAATAACTGCAACTATTTCTCCTTTTAAAATTTTACTAGCATAATCATCAGCATGTAACCCTCTACTATCATTAACACCTAAATAAGGTGTATAGTGCATTGGACGTTCTAATAAAGCAGCAGCACCTAAAGCACAACCAGCATCACCTGCAGCAGGTTGGATTGCTATATCTATAAAATTAGTATGTTTTAGAATTTCTGTATTAGCAACACAATTTAGTGCGACCCCACCAGCATATGCAAGTTTAGTCATACCTGTTTCTTGTTGTAACCAACTAGCCATATTAGCAATAATTGTTTGAGTGACATTCTGAACAGAGGCTGCTATATCCCAATCTAGAGTGCCATAACCGATACCACGTTGTAGATCTTGTAAAATGGTATAGTCACCTTTATAATTATAATGTAAAATATTATCTCTAATATATTTAGACCATTTAGGAGTACCATAAGCAGCAGCAGCCATTACTTGAGATTCGTCAGATAAAGGTTGAAGTCCTAAAAATCGAGTAGCAGAACTATAAAATAATCCTAATGAGTTAGGATAACGCATACGTTTTAACCAAGTAAATTTTCCATTATGATAAGTACCTAGAGAAGTAGAAAACTTATTTCCTACAGTATCTATTACCATAACTGCGCATTTATCCCAATCAGTAGTAATTATAGAACTCATGGCATGGGCTTCATGATGGTCTACTAATACAGGTTTTGCTTTAGTTACTTTTTTAATATCTCTTTTAAATCTTTTATAAGTAGTTTCTTCATAAAATACTGCATAATCAAAATCTTCATAAGCATCTTTTAACCAATTAATAGTATGAATTGGAAAATTATTATCATATTTATTACGAGAAAAACGTTCTTCATGAGATGCTCCCACAATTATATTATCTTTTATACTTGCTGCTGCACTATCGTGATGATAGCAGCTTACTCCTAGTATGTTCATCAAAGTACCTTTTAAATATTGAGGTTAAATCTACTTTAGTTTTAGTAGAATAATTAGGCGTATCTATAAAATCTACAAATGCCCATCTGTAGTTATCTACTATAGGTTGTATTCTATGAACCATAAAACATGGAAATAATACTGTTTTTCCTGGTTCAGGATATATTCTAGCTATTATGTTGTCAGGTTCTGGAGCAGAAAAATCTGTTTCTAGTACTCTAGCACCTTCTGGATTCCAACTACCTAGCTCAAAAGGTTTTCCTTCTGTTAGATATATCATATGAGTCCAAAAACGTCCAGGTCTAGAGGTAGTAAGTCTTTTTTCTGCAAAGTCTAAATTATCAAAATGCCATTCATAACCCTCTCCAGGTTTTAAAAGTATAGCTGATTTACCTGCAAAATCACATTTCCATTGATGTGCATGTTTAATGTAGTTTGCTGTGCAATATTTTACAATTTTATCTGCTTTTTTTGCTATCTCTGCAGAAAATCCGATCTCAATTGCGTCTCTCCACTCTTCTGCAATGTAATCTGCCATCTATCATGTACCTCCGAAGCTAGTCGTAAAACAAAATGATTATGACCATGTTGATTTATATGGCCTCTACCATCTGCATAATCTTTAACTAAATCTCTCAAATAATATTCCCATATACAGGGATGATCTTTTATCATAGGTTGCTCTATAATATTAGGTCTATAAATAGGAATCAACATTAAGTTATCAGCTGTAGCCTCCCCTAATACTGCTTTTACAAATAAAGCATTTGTTCTTTCATACCAAGCCATACGTGTGATTTTTTTAAACCATATATCCTGTGTTAGTTTGCCCCAAACATCACCTAGTCCCCAACCATAAGGTAGTAGATATTCTCCATTTCCTTTAGGATCAGCTCTGTGATGATGTCCTACTAGCCAAATAACTTTAAAACGATTGACAAGATCATTCTCTATGATATAATTAGCCTGAGCATCCAAAGTTATTCCTGCTTCTTCGTAACGATTCTTTAAACCTAATTGGTCAAAAGCAGGTATAGGTGCTTCATCACTTGGTATCGACCAAGAGTTTCCTACTACAAAGATTTCATTATTTATGTTCATTATTACCTGTGGAGATAGTTTTACACAAGGAGAAGGTCTTGAGAAACAAACTCAAGCCTATCCATATTTATTAAATGCGGATATTAAGAATCTAGCGCAAAGTGGCGCGTCTGAATATCTTATTACAACACAAATTGAACAAGCTGTCAAGCTAAAACCTAATTTGATTATTGTAGGACATACCAGTGAATACAGATGGGAAGTATGGGATGCCCGAAATGAATGTCAACAAGGATTTATAATAGCTAATCATATATTAAAAAATGAAAAATATTATAGAAACTGGATTCTATCTGAACAAATACTAAGTAATACTAGAAATACTAAAGAACATAAAGCAGCATGGCATGCCGCAGGAATGTTATACTTTTCTGATATAGAATTAGTACAACGTCTATGGAGCGGAGCAGTAGCTAAACAAATACTACTAGCTAATAGAGCTAATGTACCAATGATACATCACTGTTGTTTTCCGCACTTACAACCGCTATTAGCAGAATTAACAGATGACTATATAGAATTTCACCTAGATTTAGAAAAACATAAAGACTTAGCTCCTGATGGTTCTCATGCAGGAGCCTCTAGTCATAAAAAACTAGCTAATATGATTATGAATAAACTCAGCTAATGCTTTAGTTGCTTTTCTATTAGGATGAACTTGATCAGTAGCTGAAGCAAAATGTTCTGGATGTTCTTTCCAAAAATTATGTTTGTGTTCCCAAAGTTCCCAGAGTTTCATTGCACCTTTTTTATCACCGTCTGAATACTTTTCAAAATGTGTATAATCTCCAAAGATAGTAGTATCTTTAAAGTCAGGGTAGAAAAACTCAGTAATACTGGGAAGTACAAAATTACAACTAAAGTTAGGTTCAATTTTTTCTATACCACCCAACAATATTAACTTATGTTTGTATCTAGCTAATATGTTATATTCTAATTCTTTTACTAACTTAATTTTTTCAAATAAATCAGTAGTAGTGTATACTAGACCGTGTTCTGGAGTTAAGTGTTTAAAATCTCGTGTAGCACAAGTCTTAACATATATAACAAAATCAAACCCCATTTCATGAGTCATTAGACAATTTAAAGACACAAAATCACCCCAGCCAGGATTAGCAGCGTGTGCTACTTCATGACCTAAATCTCTTAAATATCTAGATATAGAATATTTTTCAGCAAAAGCTCTGGTCTCTTCAGGAGTGAGAGTCGGATCCCACTCCCCTGCTGACCAAGAATCTCCAGTCACCATTATTCTAGACATTTACATACACGCTGCTACATAGTCTTTAATTTCTTCCCACTTGTCTTCTTCTTCTTGTAAATTCTCTTTACGAACAATGGTAGCAATTTTAGTAATAGTTGCTACAGGAATATCATATTCTGACTTAATATCTTTTTTAAGTTCATTAATAGACTCTCTGATTGCTTCTCCTTGAATCATCAAATCTACGATTCGTGAGATTTCTTTGCGTAATTCTGCTTTTAGTGCTACTTCCATTTGTTTTCCTTTATGATTGTTCAGTTACAATAGTTAAAAATAGTTTATTTTGTAGTTCTTTATTAGCAAAATGACAAGAACTGTGTATTACAGATCTGTCAAAAGATATTAAAGATTGAGGTTCCCACTTTGCTGCAAGCTCTATTGAAAATCCCCATAACGCCTCATAATCAATATGAGTAAGATAATTATTATAATCTTCTTTTGACAAATATGCATCTCTTAAATTAAATATATCACTGTTTTCATAGTCAGTAACTGTAATATGACTTGGTGTGTCAAACGATTCGTCAGAAGATGTATCTACACCTCGTTGAAATCTGGCTTGGCAACCACTCCATCTTTGATCAAAAAGCATACTATAAATATTTAAAGATTTATCCCAGTGTAAAGGTATAATAATTTGTTTATATACTTTACTTTGAGGATCTTTACCGCTATCAGTATGTAAACGATATGGTCCTAAAGTTATATTAAATTTTCCACCTATCATT